CCTACCAAGTCAAGAGAGTCGCCCACAGTAAGGTTATCAGGTAATGATGTGATTGCTGTACCTCGCAAGTAAAGATAGCCACCCACAGTAAGGTTATCAGGTAATGATGTGATTGCTGTACCTCCCAAGTCAAGAGAGCCACCGCAATAAAATTTTCCGTCTTTTTCTTCTAATTCGTAATTTGCTAATTTCATTTTATTTAGTTTTAATTATTACTAATTCTTTAAAACAAAAATAGGTAATCTAAAATAAACTACCCAAATTTGCTAGTATGTTCTACAACATGTTTAGTGATTGTTACTAAAAGGGTAAATTATCCTCTTCACTTGCAGGCGGTATGTTTGCTTGTTCATACTCTGTTTGTGAATTAGTTTCATCACCTCCAACCTTTTCAATCCTCCACGCATTAAGACTACAATAATACTTGCCGTTATACTCGTTACCTCTGAGATTAAACTGAACCTTTACGATATCCCCAATATTATAAGATTCGATTAAATCAACTGAATCCTTAAATAATTCAAAAGGCACTTTCTGAGGGTATTTCTCGTCTGTCTCAATTGCAAATACTCTCTTTTTAAATCCACTCTCAAACGCCTGAATATCTCCGACGTGTATTAATTTACCTTGTAATTCGTTATTCATAATTTATGTATTAAAATGTTGCGTTTTCGTATTCTTTGGCATATTCAGCAAAATATTCATCAATAGACTGCTTCACTTTGGCAATATCTTCTTGAATGCTTTCTCTTGTAATTCGCTCTATGTGCATTGGATTAGGATAGAACTCAGGACGATAACTTATAGTATCTAACCATTGCATGTCCTCGTTTACTATGAAGTAATTAATACACTGTAGTTTGTAATCTTTGTAGATTGAATCAGGATACTTTGGATTAATATACTTCTGATGTTTTACACCTCCAGGACATTTAATTTCAATACCTCCAACAAAATCAAGTGTTAAACCATCAGGAGAACACCCATGTAAAGGTTGTATATCGGATTGGCAAAAGCCGACCTCCATTATTGCGGTGCCTGTTATCTTGATATACTCCTCACGTGCCATTGGTTCAAATTCATTACCTCGCTCCATTGAGTCTGATTTAAAAGAACTTTCTGCACTAATTCCTGTTATGTTCTCGTCAATCATTGCTAACATAACATCCTCACGGCTAGCGGATAATTGTAATTTTGCAGGTGTGATAATCTTCTTTATTCGAGTACCTCCGAGTTTACCAATCTTTAACGCTAACCATTCGTCGCTACCTTGTTCTAATTCGCTTATAATCATTTTAATTCAGTTTTAAGTTTATTTTTTAAGTTTACAAACACTATTTGTTGGTCTTTCGTCAAGCTAGTATAAACCGACTGCAACTCTTTTAAATCCTTGCAATCATTTAGCTTTTTCTCTTCAGTTGGGAAGTCTTCAACCGTTTTAATCTTTGGTGCTATTGGTGAGATTCTTAAACCTGTGTCAGTGCGACCAAATGCGGACCAGCTTTCACTTTGTAAAGTTACAGGTATATTTACCCAATTTTCTATATATGGTGTACCTGTAAGCTTGTGCAATCTCTGTAGATTAGTAGAGTTCAATAACATTGGCTTTGTAAAGTATTTATTTGGCTTGAAATGTGCTACTGAACTTTTTTCTTTCTTACCTTTTATCTCTACTTCGCCGTAAGTAACTCTATCAATGATCGCGATTATTGGTTTGTCATCAGGCAACACATATGTACCTATCCAATCTGTATCAATTGTTTTTTTCCAATGTGTTAATTGTTCCTTATTCATCTTCATATTAGTTATTAGTTAATAATATCAAAAGTACTCACAAAAACTAACTTAATAAAATCTGTGAGTATGTTGTGCAACATGTTTTATCTTAATCCTTTTGCAACTCTCTCAATCTCGTAGTATAAATCTTCACTTACCGCCGTTTCTTCTATATCGTGAAGTTCGTGAACTACCTTAAATTCTATTGAATTATCCCAATGTTCGGCTAATTCTAGTTCAGCATCTTCAGGGTAATAATTTACCTTTACTACCGCATCTACCTGAAAACCTGAACCAAGTAATTTACCGCCGATGTTCTGTGACTCTTTTTCGTACTTCTCTCCGAATCCTTTAAGCTGACGTGTACTATTTAAAAAATTAATAACGTCGCTTAGTTCTAATGTAACCTTGTCTATTCTCATTTTGTTATGATGTTATTTATTATATAATGATGTTATTATTAAATATATACATAAACTTATGTCAAAAATAATAATTATACATGATAAGAATCCATACCCATTCACATATAATTCTGCTACAAATCCTAACCCAGCAATAGAAAAAATCCATATTGCGCCTATGCAAAATAAAGACAATATGATAATATACTTTATTGGAATTAAAATTATTAACAATAACTTAAATAGTTTATTAGTGCTTTTAATCTTTTCATCTATATAAAAATTATATAATTCTGATAATATTACTTTTTTCATTTTGTTAGTTGTTAAATTTTTAATTTCAATACCTCAAAGATAGAACAATATTATTCAATTGCAATAGTTTTAGTTATTTTTCTTAAAATAATTTCAACTGTAAAGTATTTCTTACAAGTTCAGTTATTTCATATTTTACAACAACTTAATACCATTTCCCCGACATCAGCAAAATGGTTGTATAATCAGTCTAATCTCGTCTAATTTAAAATAGCTTTAGTTGAATTACAGTATTTTTTTTTAATTCGCACTAATGCCCTTTTACCTCCATTTAATATACTTTTACCATCGGTACAAAATTCATACCCATAAAGAGGTGAACCGCAAGTTTTGTCAATCTTCCAATTATCGGGCAATTTATCTAATAATTGCCAATCGTTATATTTTTTAGCTTTTAGGCCCATGTTATTCTAATATTTTTCTTAAAACTTTTTCCGTGATCTCAACATCTACCCTGTTGCAACATAGATAATGATTGATAGGACCAGCCTTTTTAACTCTCCAGTCCTTATTCTTAACAAACTTATCTTTAACGTGCGTTTTTACCCACACGTCGTAAGATAGTTTCGTTTTTAATTGCCTGTGTAGTTTTCGGGTTGAGTGGAGCATATTAAAATAGTACTGGATAATATTTTTCTACTTCTGATTTAGCATATCCGAATTGTTCAATATCAGATTGCTTTTGTTTTACAGAATCTATAAATTCAGTAGCAGACTTATAAAAATCCTTTTTAATCTCAAATCCGTAAGCCTTACGGTTAGATTCTATTGCAGCCACCAAAGTTGAGCCACTTCCAGCACAAGGATCAATAACTACATCATTTTCATCTGTAAATATTTCTATTAATTTCTTAAGTAACTCTATCGGTTTTTGGGTAGGGTGAATCTTAGGAGTATTTTTATTGTCACGCTCCCAGTCAATGCAGTTCATTATCATTTTGCCATTATTATTGAACTTAGGCAACTTATCACGATAAAATAATAATCCATATTCACAATTGCCAACAACACGCATATTAGCTTTTAAAACCTGTGCAGAAAAGTTCTTACGAAAAACTAAATTTATATAATTTGGTAATCCATATCTTTTGGCAAGTTCTATTAAATTAAACTGTTGCTCAAAAGCACAAAACACAATCATACAAGGTGCTTGTCCTTTTGCTTTGGGTTCTTTTTTAAGCATCTTACTACAAAAGTGCATAAACTCAGCAGGTCGAAAGTCTTTGTCTGTATCGAAAAATTCTTTACCTGCTAGTTCTGATTCTCCGTTTTTATTATCTCCGTCAACATACCAACTAGGGTTAGATCCGTATGCGTTTTTGCCAATATTATAAGGAATATCTGCAATAATTAATTGTGCTTTTGGTATTCCGTAAGTTTTAAAATTTTGAAAATGATCGTTGTATAACATCTTATTAGTTTTTAGTTTATTAGTTACTTTTCAAATATAATACACCCGCAAAACTCAATTTTAACGACCTCAAAGCCTTTGTTAATATATGAGTTAGGCAATTTCATTTTAATAGCGGCTAACGAATGATTAACCGTTATTATTTGCTTGTCCTTTTTGTAAGTATATGTGTGCATGGGGTTAATCCTCTTTTTCTATTGCAAGTCCACGACCTAGCCAATTGAAAATGTCGTAATGTTTTGAGGCTAGTATCATAGCAGCAGATAAGCTTATATTGCTTGTAAAACCTAACTTAGCTGCAATTATATCATCTTTCGTCATGCCTTTTTTATCTTCTTCGGTTAGCTTGCTTAATGGCTTAACTATTGGCTTAAATCCACCGCCAAATAAAGTAAAACGCTTTAATCCTGCTTTCATTGTTCCTACTCTAACAGAAGTTCCGTTTTTCCAATCTTCGATTATTTTAATATAACCTACTCTATTGCCGATTATCTCTTTTGGTGAATTGAATGGTTCTAATTCTTCAGTACTAAATGGGAAATCGCAAGAATACAGATTTCTTTTGTTATATTCTTCTCTATACTTGGATAATTCAATGCCATTAATAATGCCTTTATACTGTACTTGTAAGTTTGTGCCCAAGTACATTTTCAATTCTTCTACTTTAATATAATCTTTCATCTTTTCTAGTTTTTTGTTTACGATGTAAAGATATAAAAAATATTAATAAAATGTGTTACTTTTTAATTTATTTGTGTTATATTTGCATATATGAAACAGAAAACAAAAACATTTTCAATCAGAATTGAAGAGGCTACGCTTAACCAGGTTAAAGACATAGCAAATAAAAAAGAAAGAAGTACTAACGCTCAATTAATATATTTAATTAAGCAAGGATTAAATAAAAAGGAGAAATAGAAATGCAAAGAGAAACAACATCACAAATTGTGTGCAAGTACGTTGTACTTAAGGGTAAAGACTTACTATGGTTGGCAAAAATACTACGTTGTACTATTACCGATTGCAAAAAGCAAATAAATACTAATTGCTGGAGAATTAAGTCACTTCATATATTAATTACGAAAGGAATAATAAAGTAATGGCAAAAAACGTATTACGATCAGTCAATACAAGGTTTTGGACTGATTCATTTATAGAAGAATTAACACCAAGCGAAAAACTATTATTTTTATATCTTCTCACTAATCCATTAACTAATATTTTAGGAATTTATGAAATATCAATAAAGAGAATTTCTTATGATACAGGCATAAATAACGAAACGGTTCGAAAGGCTTTGAAAGGGTTTGAAAAGCTTAAAAAGGTTTATTATAAAGAAAATTATATCATTTTGCCTAACTTTCTTAAAAATCAGAACTTAAATGCTAATATGAAGAAAGGAGCAATTGATATTTTTAATGGTCTTTCTAATGGATTGAAAACTAGTATATTAGGAAATGATTCGAAAGGGTTACCAAAGGATTCGAAAGGCTTTGAAAGTCTTTTAAATACATTGGGTAAATATGAAAGGGAAGTAATAGAAAGTGAAGAGGAAATAGAAATAGAAGAAGAAATAGAAATAGAGAGTGTTTCTTTTGATGATTTTTGGAATTTGTATAATAAAAAAACAGGTAAAGAAAATTGCATAAAGAAATGGGACAAATTATCAAATGAAGATAAGAGCAAAATTATTAAAACTCTTCCAGTATATTTAGCATCAATAAAAGACAAGCAATATCAAAAAAATCCAATAACTTACCTAAATGGCAAATTTTGGAATGATGAACAAATAGGAAATGTAAAAGTTGAAGACTTAGCAAAAGATGGCACTAAATGGAAATATCCTGAATGGTCTGATCCTAATCATTTAAATTATCATCTTAACTTTGATATATCAGATATTGATGTATTTAGTGTTACGCAACTACAGATGAATGAAATGGCAAGAAACGGAAAACTTAAGAAACTATGATACAAATTGAGGGTTACACAATTGAGACAAGAGGCAAACAATCAGGGCAAATAAAAACTAAATGTCCTAAATGTCGTGAACTAGGAAAGAAACACCTAAACACAGATTTATCTGTAAACTTGGATAGTGGAGTTTTTAAGTGCCACAAATGTGGATGGGAGGGAAGATTTAAGGAAAACATTAACGATGTTATTCGAAATATTGAAAAGACTTATGACAAGCCTAAAACAGAGAATCTAACCGAGTTATCAGATGAACACCTAGCATACTTCAAAACTAGGGGGATAAGTTCAGGAACTTTAAGACGTTGTAAGGTTAAATCAGGGAAAGGTGATTGGTTTATTTTTCAATATCTTGAAGATGGCGAGGTAGTTAATCTTAAGGGTAGAGGAAGTAAAGAAAAGAAATTTTACCAGGCGGCCAACGCAAAACCGATAATGTATAAGCTGGACGACATCAAGGATCAAAAAGAAATAATTATATGTGAGGGTGAATTTGATGCACTTAGTTTTGAGGAAATAGGCAAACTTAATGCTACATCGGTTAATCAGGGGGCCCCAAACGCAAACGATAAGAACGTAGATAAAAAGCTAGAATGTATTACAAATTGTTTTGATATATTCGAAGAGGCTACTACGATTATACTTGCGGTAGATATGGACGAGAACGGACAAAGACTATCGAGGGAGCTTGTAAAGAGATTCGGTGCAGAAAAGTGTAAAACAGTTGATTTCAAAGACTGCAAGGATGCAAACGAAGTTTTGGTAAAGCACGGTAAGCAAGCCTTAAGAGAGTGCTTAAATGAGGCTAAGGACGTACCAGTAGAGGGTGTGTGTTTTGCAAATGATTACCTAGATCAAGTATTAGACCTGTATCGTAACGGTCAAACTAAGGGTACTACGACTTATTTTGAGAATATAGATAAACACTGGACATGGAGAACGTCAGAAGTAAACATATGGACGGGTTATAACAATGAGGGTAAGTCTATGATGCTTAAACAGTTAATGTTAATAAAGTCTAAGTTTGAGGGATGGAAACACGCTATATTTTGTCCTGAGGAAACACCAATGAAAGAATTTATTACTGACTTGATAGAATCGTACACAGGATTATCAGCTGACAAGGATAAAGAAAACTACATGAATGAAATGCAGTTACTTGATGGGTTGAAATTCGTACATGAGCATTTTATTATCATTGATCCTGAAGAACACACGCTAAGTGAGATACTGAAAAAAGCTAGCTACCTGATTAGAAAGTTCAGATGTAAAACTTTAATGCTGGACCCTTACAATCAGATTGAGCATAGAATGAAAGCAGGGGAGAGGGAAGATTTATACATTTCTAGGTTTATGGCAAAACTAAAAAAGTTCGCTAATGATCAGGATATATCGCTTAACCTAGTCGCTCACCAAGTTACACCCGATGTGACCGTAGATAGGGAAACCAAAGAGAAGAAAGACTATGCTGAGCCAAATTTATACAAAATCAAAGGCGGTGGTACATTTGCAGATAAAGCGGATAATATCATTTCAATTTGGCGACCTCACAGAAATACTAACATACATGATACGTCGGTTAAGTTTATCGCTCAGAAGATAAAGAAACAGAAATTAACAGGACTACCAGGAGAAACAGAACTGTCATTTAACAGAAGTACTAACCGTTACTACATGGGTAGTTTGTCACCATTCGATATTGACGAGGATAAACAAAGCGAATTAGATAACAACGGATTTGAACAAGTTCAGCCTTATGACTTTTCGGCAGGATTCGATGAAGAGATTGCACCATTTTAAAACACTGAAAAAACAAATTCGTACAATTGAGTTTATTTTAAAAAATTATTGAAAAAACTATCTAAATATTTTGCAATTGAATAATATTGTTGTATATTTAAGTATTGAAAGAAACAAATAAAACAAAAGACAAAATGGAAAACTTTAATATTGAAATAGACGTAAACGGAAATACTAAAAGTTTAAGAAACGGAAGTATTAAAACAACAAAATATTCTCCTGTATTTGCTGTAAAATCAATTGCTAAGATACTTGAAAGCAATTGTAATGATGTAGATTACAGTAAGGCAAAGACTACTAATTCACATTATTTTGAAGTATTTGAAGGTGATATTGACATTCAAATAAGATTATCTAATCACACTAAAAAAGCTGATTTCGGAGTAGAAGAAAGCTATGTTTGCTGTAATAACGGAATGTTTGAAGCTGACGTATGTAGTAAAGAGGGTTTTGAAGTATTAAAAGAAAAACTAATTGAATATCTAGGATAATGACAGACTTTAATTTTAATTTCGACTTTGATTTTTCTGGTAAGTTTAAAAGCCCAGATGTTGATACAAGATATTACAAGCCTAAAAAAATAAAAGGCATCAAAGAAAACCAGGTAAAATACGAACACGCTGAACAAATGGTCGATGAGGTTGGGTTGATAGGAAAGAACGAAAGAGTATTTTCAGTTATTGCAGGATCGTTTATTTTTGGTGATCTAATAGAAGCTTACATTGTTAAGCATAATCTAGGTGTTAAGAGTATGACTATTTCAACTCTTTCTTTATCTGAAGATAATGTCGATAGTCTTGCAAATTTATTGAACGGTGGATTTTTAGAAGAATTAAACATAGTTGTATCTGACTATTTTTACTCTCACGAAAAGCATAGACTAATCAAATACATGTATGAAAATCTTGATATTGATAATAAATTTCAGTTAGCCGTTGCAAGAGTTCATACTAAAATTTGTATATTTGAAACTGACAGCAATCTAAAATATGTATTTCATGGTTCTGCAAATCTTAGAAGTTCTGATAATATCGAGCAATTAATGCTAGAAGAATCAGAGCAATTATATGATTTCAATAAAGAATGGCACGATTCTATTTTAGATGAATATTTAACAATTAATAAAAGTTTAGGAGGTAAAAAATTATGGCAAATAGTGGAAACAGAGGATCAGGAGGAAGTTCGGGAGGAGCAAAAGGACGCACTCCGAAGAAAAAGTAAAAACACATTGTAGTCTTAAAGAAGAGTTGATTTTAATTAATTAACTCTTTTTTGTATATTTGTATTATAATTAACCCTAAAAATTACAATACATGAGTGGTAGGCCAAAAGCTAATTTAGATTGGGAAAGTATAGATAACTTTCTTATTGCAGGTTGTTCAGGAGCAGAAATTGCAGGATACCTAGGGGTAAATAAACATACCCTTTATGACAGATGTGAATCTGACAAAGGCATTCCCTTTTCAGAATATTCCCAACAAAAAAAGAGAAAAGGTGATACAATACTAAGAGCCAAGCAGTTTCAAGAGGCATGTGATGGCAACGATAGAATGATGATATGGCTAGGTAAAAATAGACTAGGACAGAAAGACAAGCAAGAAGTTGAGCAAACTATTGTTGATAAAAAGGTCATTCAAGCACCTGAGACAATCGACTTAGACGAGGAGTAAGATGCTAGTATACCCCGACTTTTGGACGAATAAGAAAGACCTGTACACAAAGGTATTTGAGAGGACTTGGAACGCAAAGACTAGATTTGTTTTGAGTAAGGGCGGCTCGGGTTCAAGTAAATCGTATTCAGAGGCACAAAAGGAAATCATCAAGTCATTTGATACCTACGGAGGTAACTTGCTTATTGTTCGACAGACTTACGACTCTTTAAGAGATTCGTGCTTTGCTTTGCTTAAAGGCATTATCTCGGATTGGCAACTTAACGAGTATTTTAATATCACTAAATCACCTATGAGTATTGAAAATAAGATGAGCGGTAAACGGTTTATCTTTCGTGGTTTGGATGATATCGAGAAAGTTAAGTCTATCGCAGGTTGTCAGCGTTGTTGGATAGAAGAGGCAAGTGAAACTGAGTTTGCCACATTCAGAGAGTTGAACAGACGTATCAGAGGGTACAAGGACATTCAGATAACTTTGCTACTTAACCCAGTATCAGAGGAACACTGGATTAAAAAGCATTTCATTGACGGACAATATGCTGACAAGACGACCGTAATACACTCGACGTACAAGGATAATAAGTTTGTTGGCAAGGAGTACGGGGAAGAACTGGAAAAGCTAAAAGACATTGACGAGAACGACTACAAAGTATATTGTCTTGGTGATTGGGGAGTTGCCTCAGAGGGATTAGTCTTTAAAGGCTGGAGAAGTATAGCCGAATTTCCTAGACATCTTAAACACTGGTACGGTACTGACTTTGGTTTTACAAATGACCCTACCGCAATTGTTCGTACCGCTATCGACAGAAAACGCAAAGAAATATATTTACATGAGGTTGCTTACGAGACAGGTATGGACAACAATGATATAGCAAAAGCAATCAAGACCGATACTATTACGATGTATCAATGTTTGTACGAACTTGATGATAAGCTAGTATACTCCGAAAACCAACAAATACACGTCAACGATGATAGTATTATGGTTCAAGAATGTTGGGAAGATAACCAACTGTTGGTAAATATCTTAAAAAAACATAACTTTGCTATCAAGGATATAAAAGATATTTGCGAGAGCGTTAATGACCTTAAGAAAGTGAAAGAACCTATTTACTGTGATAGTGCAGAGCCTAAGAGTATAGCAGAACTTAGGAAACTTAGGTTAAATGCTTATCCTTGTATTAAGGGCAAGGACTCAATAAGGTTGGGTATTAGTTGCTTTAAGCCTTACAAAGTATTTTATACTCGTAGTAGTAAGAATATAAATAAGGAGATTAACAGTTACTCGTGGGTATACGACAAGAAACAAGATAAATTCACCAATATGCCGGAAGATAAGAATAATCACATAATTGACAGTGGAAGATATTCGGTATATACATATTTAAAAGTAAATGGTATCATTTAAATTTGGTTCACGGAAAGCGAGAGAGCGCAAAGATTACATCGAAACGCGCAAGAATAACAGAAATGCAAGGAATATATTTCTGAGTAGTTTAACTAAGTTGTTCGGCTTTCGTGAGATAGCTTGGAACGAAGTAAACAAGGAGGACCTGACTAAGATATATTCGGGTGGTTCAAAGGCTAATCCCTTGGTTTACTCACTTATTACAAAACGTGCTAGGTTAGCTGCTGAGGTAATGAGATATGCTAAGGTGGTTGATGCTAAGACACTCGAAGTTGACGAAAAGCACAAAGCTATATCTTACATAGATAATCCCAATGCTCTTGATAATACAAGGGATTTGTTCGTTAAGCGTATTTCGACGGATAAGGATATTTACGGAGAGGCATTTGTGTATAAACAAGCTAGAGGGCTCTCGTTTGACCAGGAGGTTAAACTATTCCCGATGAATGCTGAATATACTGAAGTTATTGAGGGAGGTTTGACAAGTCCAATCAAAGGGTTTAAGTTCGGTTATCTTGATAATAAGTTAATCAAGCCTGAAGACGTAATGTACATTCGCAACTATAATCCTAAGACTACGACAGGGTACACAGGATTATCACCCCTTACTGTTGCTACTCGTCTTATTGGTATGCTAGAAAGTGGAGATAAGAACGTTATGCAAGCCTATGAGAACGGTGGTGTTAAGAACTTAATATCAATGATGCCTAGTGAATATGGATACAATTCTGATGATATTGATGATGCAGAGAACGACATTAACGAGGAAGAGAAGTACAGAGGCAAGTCTAAGATATTCAAGGTTGCCCTAAAGGTTGATAAGGTAGGGGATAACATGAAAGACCTAGATTTAATTAACACGTCTAAGTATGCTAGTCAGGTCCTTTGTTTTATATATGATTATCCATTTGAAATGTTCTTAGGTGAGGCGAAGTATTCCAACCAAAAGGAAGCAAAAGAACTGCTTTATACTCAGATTGGTATACCGATAGCTGAGGAGATATGCCAAGCATTAACGAGGTTCTTTAAGTTACAAGACGAGGGTAAGAAGTTCTATATTAATGAAGATGATATACCTGCTTTTCGTAAGGATACTAAGACTATCCTAGAATCGCACGAAAAAGCAAGAACGTCTATTAATGAACGTAGAACTGTTATAGGGTTAGAACCGTTGAAAGATAAGATTTACGACCAACCTGTTATGAACATGGGCGACGAGTTGGGTTATTCTGAGCCTGATCCTGATGCTTTTAGTGAAGAGTAAACATGTTGCACAACATACGCAAATAGCTTGATAATTGATTTTATTAGGCTATTTTTGTATTAACGTTTAACTAAAAAATGAGATATGAAAGATTTTAAAAAAGGTGATTCAGTTCAGATTAAAGACGGTAGTTATATGCTTAATAAGTCTACATTAGAAAATTATGGAACTGGTAGTACAAAAGTAATAGGATGGAACAGAGAGGTGTGGGATGTAATTAAGACTGGCAAAGTATTAGTGTTTACGGATGATTCAGTAGAATTAGATACATTAATCAAGAATACTGTTAACGGTGAAGAATGGCTATGTAATGCTAAGATTAATTTAAAGCCTGCATCTGACAAAAAAGAGCCGATACCAAAAACGTGGCTCTTTACATGTACTCCTATTTTATTCGATGTTCCTGATTCATTCGGCAACGTTATTTCAAAAGATTGTATAATTAACACAGATAAACTAAACAAGATGAAAAAGACATTTACATTAAAAACGCTTGATTCAATTAAGCAAACAGAAAAAGGTTACGAGATTAGCGGTGAAGTTGAAGAGGAAATTACCGAAGTTGAAGAGATTAAAGACAATTTAAAGAAAGACCCAATAAGCGGTAAGTATGTTAATGCAGAGGAACATAAGCAGGTCGAGTTAGTGAGGGGAGAGGTGTATGTGTGCGAGGATGGTGAAAAATTAGAAATATTTAGACACAATCCCTCTGAATGGCTTAATTCTACAAGAATTGATTATTATAGTTTACTCAAAATAAATAAATCAAAAATAAACACAGATTTTATTCAAAACAGATTTATACAGGGCATAGATTACATTAAATCATTATGTCCTGCCACCGAAGAAGAGAAAGCAAAATTAATTAAAGCTGAAGAGCAACACGGCCTATATTGGGACGACGGAAAGAAAGACTTTTTGAAGTTGGAAGAAGTGTATTGTAAACTAGATGACTTAAGTGATTTGTTGAATATATACAGCATTAGAGCTGATTTTGTTTGTGAGGGTTCAACATTAAGGATGAAATATTGTTATATTGGATTCAGTGAGGGGAATTTTGAAAGATATTACGAACCTATGACTAATAGAAAACTAGTCAACAAAGAAACATTTATTAACATCTTAAAACACCGTAAGTTATGAACACACATTTAGAAAAAAGAGAAGCTTATAAGATTGTGGCAGAGTTACAACAGAAAGTAATTATGCACGAAAAACGAATTAGCAGAGAAAGAAAAAATAAAGACGAACATTCAGAAATTGTGATTGCTGATTGTAATAGCAAAATCAAAGCCTACCAAAAATCAATAGAGTTGATAATTAAAGCGTTTAAACTTGAATTTGAACAATAATCAACAAAGAAACATTTTTAAACATCTTAAAACACCGTAAGTTATGAAAAGAATATTAAGAATTAGCTTGAAAATATTATCACTACTTATATTTTCATGTATAGTAAGTGGTATAGTTTATTATAGTTGTAAATGGTTAGATATAATAGGTTATTGGCAAGGATGGCTAAGCGGTATAATAACACTAATACTAGATATGATATTTGCATATAAAGTAGATATTTGGAAATAACCAGTAGTTCGGAATTTCCGAACACCTCAAAAGCCTCATTATTAATTTAGTGAGGTTTTTTGTATCTTAGCACTATGAAAAAGAGAATATCTAAAAGACAACGTAAACAGTATAACGACCTAAGAAAGTCTATACCGCGTTATATTACTTCAATGACTAAGAAGATAGAGCCAAAGAGATTAGCTTATATTAAGTCGATTATTAAAGCCATAAAGGGTAAGAGTATTTCTGATGCTAAAAAGATAATCAAGAAAGCCAACGACCAAAGCTATATGACTGCCATTTACAAGAATCTGTACTACACGCTAGGCATGACGATTGCCAAAGGTCAGTATAATATACTCAATTCCCGTAAAGCTGACGAAATTAACGAATTAGAGAAAACATGGTTAGCTGAGTTGGATAAGTTCGTAAAGACTTACTCAGGGGTTCAGATCAAGACAATTAGTAAGAGCCTAAGAGAACAACTACTAGCTAAACTAGACGGATTCGTTAAAGATGCGGTTGAACAAGGTGAAAGTATCGAGGTTGTTACGGATAAGATTGTTAAGGATATGGATGGGTTTTTCACGGATGCTAATAAATGGCAGGCAAGGAGAATTGCACACACTGAAACCATGCACGCAGCTGGTAAAGCACAGGAAGTCTCTGTTGATAGTCTAGGGATAGAGTATTGGAAAGTATGGAACGCGGTCTTTAACAACACTCGACCAAGTCACCAAGCCATGCAAGGGGTTGCCGTGAAGAAAGGTAAACCTTTCAATGTTAATGGCAGTAAAATGATGTTTCCTAGTGATTCTAGTATGGGTGCAGATGTCAGTGAGATAGTTAACTGTTCCTGTTTCCTAGTGTTTGAACCAATACGCTAATATGTTGTAGAACATGTTTAAAGTTATTGTATATTCATAAATTATTTATACTTTTACATACACGAAACTAGGGTATATTCCCACAAAATCATTAAATAATAATTATTATGAAACATTTGCTTTTAATGCTTATTATGGCATTATCTTTTATTATTTTTAGTCCTGTCGATTCGCTCGCCACGGATAATGAAAATAATAAACAAGAAGTACAGATTGAACAAACAATACAATGTGTAAACGTTGTAGCAATCAATGTTCAGTCAGATTGTAGTCTAATCTTAGACTTAGAGAGTGATATGGTAACTTATGAATTAGTAGAAACCAATTACTCAGTTAATAAATATCAATGTATTAAGGAGGAATTTAAGCGACTCAGTTTCAAAGCACCTTTTTATACTATTATATTATTAGCTACTATAAGATACAAGACGATTCAATAAGAGGGAAATATATCTGCAAGATATTTCAACCTCACAATGGAAAGATATTAAGTTAATAAAAAATAAAATATTTAAAGACCATCTACATAACGCTAGATGGTCTTTTTATGTTGTACAACATATAAATACTTTCGGTTAATTGCGTTTAATTCGCTACTTTTGAGGTATAACATTTAAAATAATAGAAAGATGGAAGTACAAATAACAGGGATATTCCCAATGCCAACAGACGTAACTAGCGTTAGTGATGGTATGCCATTGTATAAATTTAAAAGAGTAAGGGCTGAATTTATAATTAATGGCATTTTTAATTGTAGTTGTATTATGCCTATATGTGAAGATGGTGATTATAAAGAATCGATAATTAATAAATTAAAAGAATCGATAAAATGAAATCAAAACTACTAGCAAAAGTAAGAAAGGATATTGCCATTGAGCATAACAACGTGGGTTTAACGCGCGTTATTATACCTAGTAATGGTTATGTAGTAAACGATTGGAGTTTACTTAAGAAGTCACGCAACGTTATGAGAACGGTTATACTAGGACGTGCAGAAAAGTATCGTAAAAAGATTAAAAGAAAGAAATAATTCACTATATTTGCACTTGTAAACTTCTCATTAGTTATTGTGTTAATCTTTAAGAGTCGCCCTTTATAGGGTGGCTTTTTTTATGTTGTACAACATAGTTTTATTTTATGATATTTATTTGAAAATATGTAAATTTGACGCAATAAGTATAATAAAAATACACAAATATGATAGAGCAAGAAATCATAAAAGTAAACGCAAAATATCTTAATAAAGAAGTTAAGAATATGAACGCAAAGGGTTATAGATTAGTGAGTATATTAGAAACTACTCCAGCATATAGTATTGAAAGCACAGGAGGATTCAGCGTGGGTGATGATGAAAAGAAAACGCTATTATTTGAAAAGGCTAATCATATTACTATTGAAGTAGAAAAAAAACTAATAGACAGAATGTTTAAAGAAATGGCTAAAGATATTGAAAAAGAGATTGATAAAGATATATTAAAAGAGAATAATTAACTATATTTGTTATATACAATCATTTATTAATTTATAAATTTATTTATTATGTTTTATTTAAGAAAAGTAGAAAACGAAAACAACAGAGTGTCAAATCAATGCCTAGGTGATAACTATAAAATAAGATGGCACGGGGGTGATGTGGATTCTGAAAAGTTTTTAGAAGAATGTAAAATACATTTTGATTGGATGAAAGAATCTGATATGAAAGATATAATTCAGATTGTTACAAATCACAATGGTAGCGAATCATTTCCTATATTTAAAGGTAATAAAGGTAATTATATTATGACTGAAAATGGTAATACATTTGAGAAACTATTATCATAAAGAATATAAATAGAAAAACATTAAAGACTGCCTTTTGGTGGTCTTTTTTTTATGCCTAAACAATTGATAAACATGTTATACAACATATTTGATTTTTTTTTCTTACATTTGTTGTATGAGCAAAAAATTAGAATATAAACACATAGATGCAGCCAATCTCGAAGAGTTTGAATGGAAAGCAGACGAGAATGGAATTAAGCGACTATTAGTAAAAGGTTATGCAGCCGTATTCGGTAACGAGGACAGTTATGGCGACGTAATAGAAAAAGGTGCTTTTACAGAAACAATACAAGGCAAAAACGGCTCACGTATTGCATTTTGTTGGCAGCACGATATTAGACAACCAATAGGGAATGTATTAGTTCTTAAAGAAGATGATAAGGGTTTATATTTTGAGGCTCTTGTTAGTGCATCTGAATCAGACAAAGCCACTAAGATAGAAGAAAAGATAATCAAAGAGTTTTCTATTGGATATTGGACTGAACAGAAAGAATATCAACAAAATGAGGTTGATGGACGAGAAATAAGAATATTAAAGAAACTCGGATTAGCCGAATTTTCAGCCGTTACAAGGGCAGCAAATGACGAGGCAACTGTAATAGGCACTGAACGCAAAGAGGAGGAATTTAAGGCAATGACTGAAGATTTAGATAAGAAATCAGACGAGGATCTTATTGATGTTCAGAAGAAACTAGAAAACTCTTTACATGAAGTAAAGAACGAAATAGAGAAACGAGTATTATTATCAATAAATTAAAAGTTATACGTATGACTGAAATTGAACAAAAAGCACAAGCACTACAAACAAAGCTAGATGCTTTAAAAGATGTTCCTAGTGAGTTAAAAACTGCACAGAACGAAATTGATGCCCTTAAGCAGAAAAATACTGACCTACTTGCTTTAATAGGTGAGAAGAAAGAGGGCGACGAGTCAACTATTGAGCAAAAATTTGCTACGATCAACGACGAGTTTAAGAAACTTCAAGAAGTTATTGAAGAGCAAAAAGCTGCTAAAGAAAACGAGGTTAAATCGCTTGGTGATGCTATTCTTGACCTAGAAAAGAAAAATTCTGACCTAGATAAGATTGCTAAAGAGATTAAATCAGGTAACGGTACGATAAATAAGACTATCGAACTTAAAGCTTCTGTATTGTCTACTGCTTTAACAGGTACTAGACAAATCTCAATGTTAGAGCCTGGAGTTGATAAGCCAATTCCTCGTATGGCATTTATGAGAAACATCATACCTAACGTAGCAACTAACTCACCATTGATTTATTGGACTGAGCGAACTGCACATACTGACGGTACAGGTGGTGTTGCTGAGGGTAATGCTGCTGGCGAATCAAGTTCTACTTGGGAAGAAAAGAGCCGTAAGGTGGTTAAGAGAGGGGTATTCTTTAAGTACTCAAATGAGGCCTTTGAAGATATGCCACAATTAATAGCTGACCTTAGAGCAGACGTTGAGAGAGATTTGGAGTTAGATATTGATACTCAAATTCTTTCGGGTGATGGTTCGGGCACTAACTTCTATGGTATTACAGCCGATGCAACTGCATTTAACTCTACTGCAATTGATGTTAAAGCGAAAGTTGTTAATCCTAACCTAGCAGACCTTATCAAGTGTTGTGCTACTCAGATTGAGATTGCTCATAGAATGCCAACTCACGTAGCATTAAATCCTGTTGACTTTAACAAGTTGGAACTTGAAAAAGACCCTACAACAAGTCAATATGTATTACCTCCTTTCAAAACTGCCTCAGGCACAGAGATAGCAGGGGTAACTGTTGTTAAGAACACTGGAGTAACTAAGAACACTCTAATCATGTTCGATAGAACTGCAATTAGATTCTATACTAGACGTGATGTTCAGTTACAAATTTGGGATCAGAACGAAGACGATGCTAAAAAAGACATGAAAACTGTTACTTTATGGTACAGAGCTCAGGTTAGAGTACGTGAAAACGACAAAGCTGGTATCGTGAAAGTTACAGACATTGCTGCTGCACTTGTTGACATGAAGAAAGCGTAATCTTTCAACATTTCCATATATTTTGAGGGGGTAGGGTTTAATACCTTACCCTTTTTTATTAACTTTTTAATTTAAAATCATGGCTGATAATAAGACATTAGAAAACAAAGCAGAACAACCAGCTGCTGAGAATAAAAAAGAAGAAGTAAAGAAAGAAGAAATTAAACCTGCTAAAGAACTTGTTGATGTGCAATACATTAAGGAGTCAAACGGCGTAGAGAAAGGTTTCAAGAGAAAGATGGAGCTTGCCGATGCTGAAATGATGGTAGGTAAAGGTATCGTAAAGATTCTTAAGTAATGGAAACGATAATAACAACAACAACGAATGGGCCTATTTTACTCGAGAACTTTAAAAAGTACATCGTTGAGGTAGGCTCTTCACGTGATGATGAGTTACAAAGCTTTCTTGATACTGCTACACGTAAGATAGAACTACACTGTAATAAATCATTGGCAAACCACGATATTACTTTAGTGAGCGATTATAAGGTGTCATACCTTAAGTTGAAACTAAGACCGGTTACTGAGATAATAAGCGTACAAGACGAGCAAGACAACGACGTAGTTTACACTATTGATACTCGTATGAGAAAGATAGCTGTTGACACTCCTACTGAGTTAGTCGTAAAGTATAAGACCTTGCCACAAGTTGAACCACAACATAAACAGGCTATACTTGATTATGCTACTTTGTTGTACAATGGTTCTACTGATGGTAATGAGTTTAAAAGTGTATTATTAAAATGTTATAATCCTATAGACTAATGGCAATAAAAGGTAAAAAGACAGGTTCGTTAGCACGGAAACGTGACTTTATTCAGATAATCAGTGATATTAAAGTACCGTCGCCTGTTGGTGGTTGGACTAGTCACGATCAACAGACTATTTACAATAATTATGCTGATTTAAGAAAGATAAGTCAGTATCGTATTTCGCAGTACGGTTTTGAATCGTCGTCAATAGCTTATGACATCTTTATTAACCAGGTGGAATTGTCTGAGAACCTAGCCGACTTCAATAATGACTTTAGCGATGATTTTTTGGTGTCCTTAAAGAAGATAGGTATTACTTCGGCAACAACTCATATACTTTACAATGGTAAAAAGCTAAAGGTTCATTTCATTACTGATGATGACGAGAACTTAGGTCAGAAATTACGTATTGTAGCATATGGCAGCGGACTTTAAAATAGAACTAACTAGAGAAAGCAAGCGTAAGTTTAAGCAATCTCTTAAAACTAATAAGGAAGAGATAAGTAAGTCTGTTATGGATGTGCTTAGTGCTGTTGCCTTAGATATTCTGTCAGATTCAATTAAGAACCTTAGAGACCACGGAAATATAGCAAGCGGTAAGTTACTAAAGAACGGTAGATTTAAGCGTGTTAAAGGTGAACTAGCTACTGAGGTAGTTTATACAGGATATGCAGGAGCAATAGAGTTCGGTCGTAAAGCTGGAAAGATGCCACCCGTTGATGTTATCGCACAATGGGTAAAACGGAAAGGAATAGCGACAGGTAAGAGTATTAAATCAGTTGCCTTTCTTATCGCTCGGAGTATCGCAAAGAACGGAACAAAATCTAGTCCATTCCTTGCGCCTGCTTTTAACAAACACGTTCAAGGATTATCCACGAAACTAACCAAAGCAATCAACGACGTAAATAAATAAAAAAAAGAGCAACTTTAATCGGTTGCTCTTGTTGTACTATTTACTTAGTGAATTAATTACATAATCATATAATATAATCGGTTGTTCAGTAAATGGCTTAGAACAGTCGTATCTTGATATTATCTCACATAATTCATCACTTCCTGCTAATGGATGAAGATTTTGTTTGGCACGCATAATATCTTCTAAGTGAATTTCATTGAATACGTCGTTCTTATCTATATCTGATATAAGAACATCGGTAAACTCACCGCCACCCCAATTTATTAATATGCCTTTATTTTCTTCTGAATACTCGTCGTCTGTGAGTATTTCGCAAACAATACCAGTAGAAATGTTTTGTATAAAACTGCCTAAATCAATAGTTCTTGTACTTTCTACCAAATCTCTAACTAGCTTACTAGCTTTCTGTAATTTTTCCTCTTTTGTCATTTTTTTACTCCTTAATTAAGTTATTTAAATACTCCGAATCGTTTAGTATTCGGTTGCGCTCTTTCCAAAGGACCTCTTCTTGTTTTTCTAGTTGTTCTTTGGTGAACTTAGCCTCTTTGTCTTTTAGGTCGTGAAACATCAATGCTCTATCTACTTGAGTTAGTTTGTCGTTAATCAAACTTATCAACATTGAATCTTGTTGCGCTTTCTCAAGCATTACACCTATGCTTGATGGCTTGGTTGGTCTGTCTAAAATTAGTTTTGATGCCATGTTATTTAGTTATTTAATTTTATTATACCATTGTTTATTAAAATCTAGTATAGCTAAATACGGAGAATCCCCAAAGCCTGATATGCCACTTTGTAAATCTTCACCATACAATACACACCACTGATTGCCATCTTGTTTTAATTGTGGTTTTAATATAGCAAATAAATTAAACTCTTCTTTCTGAATAGCTGTATTAAATTCTGACTGCTTAATGTTTTGTTCCATCACTTTTCTATTTTTAATTAAACTTATACCCAAAACTACACTCTATGATTTGGTTTTATCATTATCATCATTACTAGCTGAAAAACCATCTACTTTGCCATTAGATATAGATGATAAAAGAATATCAACATCATCCACTAAAATACTACTAATACCACTAAATTTATTTCTATTTCTATCTAATAATTCAGCATGTGTTATTGGGTGAGGAATCTTTAATCCCATGTCTCTGGCCATAGATGCAGTCATGCATGCGCTGTGCATGTTTACTGATGCAATATAACATCTTGACTTTTTATTTTTTTCATAACAAAGTTTTATTAACTCAGTTGTCTTTCCTTCTCGTCTGCCTTTTATTATTGTTTTCATGCTACTTAGTTTTTATTTGTTTAATCATTAATTATAATAGCAAAACTACACCTTTTAAAATAAATAAAATAATAATTCTATATGTTCTACAACATATTTAGATTATTTTCATATATTTGTGTCATAGGTTTTTGGCGAAACTAAGCACGCGTGCTATTTCATGTAACCAAAGACCTCAGCCAATTTTCATACCTAGTTTTTACTGTACACAGTTTGTTTAAGCCAAATTCCTATATTAATGGGGGTTTGGCTTTTTTAATTCATAGGTTATGGCGACAAAATCAAGAGTAAACATCAAGACGTATAATGATAATTACATCAATACAAATGGTAATGGTGATATAAGCGGTAAGGATGTACACGATATTTACGAGGACATCGCCGATTCAATGCTAATGGCTGAAGATGTTATAAACGATGATACCACAGGGGGAGCAGACAGACCAGTAAGCGCAGAAGTTGCCAAGACTCACGGTACAGAAATAGACTCATTAACTACACAATCAAATACAAATACTTCCGAGATAGCGAGAGTTGAATCAGACCTAAAGGATGATATTAACGGAATCGACAACGCGGTAGACAAAAATACCGCAGATATAGCAACAAACAAACAGGATATAGTAAGTAATACCCAAGCATTTGCGGACCTAATAAAGGAATACGGCTCACTAGGTAGAGTAAGGTTCGACGAATCAAACAAACACTTTTATTTTGAGGTAAAAGACGGCACTGCATGGATTATTAAGGCTGAGATAGGTAAATCTATTATTGTAGATGCGCTTAGGCTAATAAAAGGTGAAAATCCTACAAATATAATACCTGGAGAGATAGCACTATACAATAAAGAAATAACATTACCCGATGGTAGTAAATCGGTACGTTCTCATTTTGTTTTGGAAGATGGCACAGAATACGGCTTTGTTGTTAATAATCAGCAAACAGATGAAGTAGTTTTCCGTAAAGACTCTGGAGAACTAATCCATATTCCTATTATATATTCTGATGAAAATAATGACTATACAGATATACAAAAAATAAAATTTGTTGGTAGTGTTTCAGTAGCAAAAGATGCTACAGACTCTAAAAAATTAATTGTTAATGTTAAAGGAAAAGGAGACGAACAGGGAGATACTCCAGGAACTCTTTATGAATCAGACTTAAATGAAGATCAGTTTGAAAGAGATTTAGGTACAAATAAGATTCAATTAAAAGAAAGTATAGAAGGATTAGATTTAACAGGTTTTACTGTATTTAAACAGAATGTGGTGGTAGTAATACCTTTCTCCACTGGAGATACCTTTACTTCATTTCTATTACCCTTAGATATTCCTGCAGATGTTCAAGTATCTGTCTTGTCTATATATAAACAAAATCCAAAAACTCAATTCATAGAAGAAATCACACCGAATTATCTATATGATCCTCAGTCAAAAGAGATTGCATTTGCTATGGGTGCTAGAAATTTAGTTGGTAATATAACCATGTTATTTATGAAATAATTATTTTGAGATGAAACAATTTTAAAAAACAAAAATACTCTCAATCGAAAATGCATTGGTTGTTATAGAGGGTAAGGTAGTAAATTTAGAGACTTTATATGGTGTTGCGACAGGTTCTACTGACTTAGGTACTTTTACAGGTGATACAATCACAGATAACGGTACAGTTAAAGAGGCTTTACAAGAATTAGAGACTTCTTTAGAGGGTGTAGAAAGTGCTATCCATATGGGTTGTAGAAAAGTAGCATTCAACCATGATGATACTTTCCCATTGAACATTGAAGGTGTAATTCCATCGGGTGCATACATTAAAGAGGTTTCAGTTAAAATGACTGAGATTTTCGATTCTGCGTTAGATGATATTGAAGTAGGTACTTCGGTAGATGCTGACTTGTTGATGGGTACAGAAGAGGTTAATATTAACGACTTAGGTATTTATTCAAAAACTACTTTCGAGGTGCTTGGTGCAGATACTCAGTTTATCATTACTAAAACTGGTTCAAACTCAACTCAAGGTGCGGGTTACGTACTTATTGAGTATTGCTAAAAACTTAACTAAAGAAAAGAGGGTAACTTTAACGGCTACCCTCTTGTTATTCTTTCATTTTTCTTTTCCTCCTTATTTGCTAGATAAATAACTACTTTAAGCATTATCGCTACTGTTATTACTCCGAATATTAATTCACTCATTACTTCTCTTTTATCAATTGAAACAAATCTCTATTGATCGCATCCAAGTACTTTTTAACTACTCCGATAGTCAGATTATCGAACTCAGCCGATTCAATGTAGTATACTCGCCTGTCGCTTACTCCTAAACTTGCTGCCAATTGTTTAACTGAGATATTGGCATTCTCTCTGATGTCTTTTAAGGTGTTTTCCATGATTATAATGTTTCTTTTAGTTTTTCAATTATTGCTTTTTCTATTTCTTCATCTTTAGGGATAGGCATAGTACAACTGCATTCAAATATATTATTAAGTAAGAATCTTACTTCTACTTTTTCATGTATAACTTTTGGTATCATATCGCCTACACAAATCATATGAGTTGGAATCTTATTAAGTTCTATTATTTCTATTTTCATAACTTCTCTATTTTAAACTGTTAATACTGATTCTAAGCAACCCAATACGAGTAGCGAACAAACTATCATTAAACCTGCTTTTATGTCGGTAGCGGTTATCCCACCGTCTATTACTAGTAATTCTCTTAGCTTTTTCATAGGGTTAGTTGTTAAGTTGCCTACTCTGTTAAGGATTTTCGGCAGACTCCTTTATATTAATTAATCGATAAAACAATCGAATTCAAAACCTTCTTCAGCAAATTTGTTTCTAAAATACTTTTCTGACTGTTCGTCACAATCATCAGTATCAAAGATTTCTTCTGTTACCCCTATTTCTAAAATTTCTTCTTCATAATCCAAAGAACCTGTGCCAGTGTATATTGTTTTGATTGCCTTAAATCTGATAGTGTCATCACGTCTATATGTTCCTGAAACTGCTATGTAATTTTCCATTTTTATTAGTTTTTGTCGTTATTACCATTTGATTACACTGCTAAAGTACAACAATATTATTCAATTGCAATAGAATTACTGAATTATTTTTTAATTATTTTAATTATTTTAATTTTCCTATATTTGTACTAACTAAATATTATCACAATGTTATACACCGAAGACCTTAAAATACAAATAGTTAAAAAACTACGCTCGAAAGGCTTTCAAGTTGGAGCAAGGGACGAACACCAACAAGTTACATATCCTTATATTGAGTTAGAAGTGGAAAGCGATAATCCGAGCGATTCTAAACAACGTTGTTTTAATTCTATTACTATGGTTGTTGAGATCGTGGCAAACGGTAAAGATGAGTTAAGTAGTAAGGTAAACGACGTACAGCAGGGTGTTATGAGAGTGCTTACTCCTTTGACAGTTGGAGAGGGTACAGATGAAGAGGTAACGGCTAGTCAATACAAAGGTGACGAACATTATATCGAGTTTGGTGGGTTTGATACTATTGTGTATATTGAAGAGGACGACGAGAATTTTAATATCTTCCGTCGTAGAATACCATGTAATTATATTGTACAATCAAATAATTTTTAAACGTTTAAATTCATATTATTATGGCAGATGAAAAAAAATACTTAGGAAATAATAGTGTATTGTCTATTGTAGACGATGCTACCGCTATGGCTATGGCTTGCGAAACAGAGAGTAGTATTTCTATATCACGAGATAGAATAGAGGTATCATGTAAGGATACGGGAGGTTATAAAGTTGGATTCAGTGGTGATAGATCGCTTACTGCCTCAGCAACATTTAACTACGACTCAACGGATGCAGATGCAATTGCTTTAGTAGAGAAGATTGTAAGCGGTAATACTGATAAATTAGGCATCATTTGGGGGAATACAGTTACTACAGGAGGCTTAGCTATCAAGTGTAGCGTTACTTTTGATAGTGTTGATATTTCAGCACCTAACAACGATGTTTCTACAATATCTTTTAACTTTACAAGTACTGGAGATATAACAACTGAAATTAAAGGATAATGACAGGAGAGTATTTCATAAATATCAAAGAGCAAAAGGTGGGGGTATTATTTACATCTCACCTTTCTGTTATAATGGCTGAAAATACGCTAAATGACAGAATGACGTTAGATATGTCTAACCTTGTTGCAACTGCTAAGGAAAAGCAAGAAAAGGGCGAAAGTGTTGCGGTTGAAAACCAAAAGATAGGTATGCTTTCAATGGCTATGCACTGCAACAATGTCTATATGGGATTTTTAGCTTGGTGCGAAATGCAGAAAGATATTAACGGTGAGTTGGATTTGCCTAACCTTACTAAATGGGATTTTCAAGAATGGGTAATGCTAGAAGAAAATAAACCTACTTTCTTTAAACTTATTGAGCAATACACTAAGCTAATGAATGGCAAGCCTGTAGAGAAAGCAACGAAAAAGCCTGTTAAAAAAAAAGCAAAGAAGAGCCTGAGAAAAAGGATATTTGGGCGATAAAAAAATTCTTAATGGGTGATTGTGGTTTGTCTTTAAAAGAATATTACTACACCACCCTACAAGAGTACTATTTAAAAGTAGAGGCTTTTAATGATAGATTCTACAGAGAGTTGGATTACATTCGGCGCATTCAGTTTGATGTAAGAAGAGGTTATGATTGCAAGCCACAATACAAGCCTAAAAAGCTATCTGATATTATTAAGCTACCTATTGACGAAAGGGATGTAAATGTAATAAGAGCTATAACAACGGTAACACAAGAACATAAAGATGCTATGCAAAAAATGGGATATAATTTAGTTAATCCAATTAATAATAATTAGCTATGAAATTAAGAGATTTAATAGTCAAACTAAAGACTAACAACGCTGAATATAACAAGGGTTTATGGGATGCTGAAAAGCGTACTAACAAGTTCGGAGGCTCTATAAAGAAAATAGGCGGTCTTATCGCAGGTGCTTTTGCTGTTAGTAAGCTGGTTGAGTTCTCAAAAGAGTTATTTAATTTAGGTAGTCAAGCCGAGGGGGTACGAGCTGCATTCAAGAAAATAGGAGGTGATGCTATACTCGGTGATTTAAAGAATGCTGTTAAAGGTACTGTAAGTGAATTGGATTTAATGAAACAGGCAGTGCAGGCTAATAACTTCGACATACCCTTATCACAACTCGCTACCTTGTTTGAGTTTGCTAGACGTAGAGCAAAGGCAACAGGTGAAAGCGTTGAGTATCTTACTCAATCCCTAGTGTTAGGTCTTGGCCGTCGTTCTATAATGATATTAGACAACTTAGGTATTTCAAGTTCTCAATTAGCTGATAAATTAGATGGTGTAGGAGTTAGAGCGTCTAGTGTAGGACAAATTACAAAGGCAGTTGGAGAGATAGCAGACGAAGCTATGAGCGACATGGCAGAGGATACGGACACTGCAGCAGAAAGTGCAGAAAATCTATCATCGTCATTAGGCAATGTAAAAGAGGCTTTAGGGGGTTTAATTATAGAAAGTGCAAAAGGGTTTGGGGTAAAAACATTAGCTGAAGAAATGGATGATTTAGCTAATGTAATGAATAATAAGAATATCCCATTATGGCAAAGGTGGTTATCTTTATTAGATAGCGGAGGAGCACTTGCTCGACAAGCTATTCAAATAACTAAAGCGCAAAATACTATTGATACATTAAGAGCGCAAACAAGATTGAAACTTATTGAGTCACTAGATTTAGAAAGCAAGAGTTTAGACGAATTGCATCAGATGCTGAAAGAAACAAAAGCAATTCAGGACCCAATAGCGCAATCTTATAAAAACACGCTAATACCAGCTATACAAAGTGCCATACTTCATTATAGGGCAGAGAGAAAAGAATTAGAGAAAATTAACCAAATAAAATACTCTAAGAAATTTTTATACCCTGAGACAAAAACTAAAAAGCCTGGAGAGGGAGCTGTAATACCTAATATGCCTAGTGCATTAACTAGAGAAGATACCGCATACCTAGATGTGCTTACTGAGCAGGAAGAAAGGACACAAGAGTTTGTAGACAAGATGGGAGACTTGGCAGAGGATTTTAAAAATTCTGCCGTTGCAGGTTTTTCGGATGGTATGCAAACATTAACCGATTCTATTATAAGCGGTCAAGATATTGATGCGGGTGCAGTAGTTGCAGCTTTATTAACTCCATTAGCTGATATGGCTATACGTACAGGTGAGGTTGCAGTTGCTACGGGTATAGGAGTAGAGGCTATTAAGGCATCATTAGAAAGTCTAAGCGGTATAGGTGCTATTGCGGCAGGTGTCGCACTTATCGCAGTTGGTACGGCAGCAAAAAGCGCATTAAAGGCAGCTGCAAAAGGTAGTACAACAAGCGGTGGCACTTCTTCAAGAAATCAAGGTAGCGGATTACAAGCACAACCCGTTACAGGTGGTTCTTCTATTATTCAAGGCGGAGAGGCGGCAGCAGGGCTAACAGGCGGCGGTAGTGAATTAAAGATTACAGGTAAGCTAGTAGCTGAAAGAGGTACATTAACGGCAGTACTAGAAAGAGAAAACAACGAAAGAAATAGTTTTTAACATGAGATATAAATTAGAATTTACAGACGTTCAACAAGGTAAATATGAAGTAAGGATATTTAACAACAATCTAGGCAACTGGAAAGAGTTAGTTCCTGATGTTACACCCTTATCCATACGTTCAACTAAAGGAGAGTTGATAAATCCTATTCTTGGTACAGGTGTAGAGATTGGTATTATGGTTAAAGATTATGATACTATCCCACAATCTGAATATGAGTCAATCTTCACCTCACCACCTCAGACATGGAAAACAGAAGTATTAAGGGGTGATTATGGGGATAATATTGATATTATCGACCCTAACGGAACTGATTATTATTTCAAGAATCAACACCCTTTTAAAGTAGGTGATGTTTTGAGTGGTAATAATTATACTCTTAATGTTACATATATCGGTCAATCTTTAGCGCATCCAGGTTATAGTTATATCAGAGCAAATAAAACAGGTACAGGAATACCTGCCGTAGGTGATAGCTTAAAGGCAAATGTTAAAACTATTTTTACAGGTTATGTCGACACTGAACTATACAACGAGGTATATGTACACCCTCCTTATCCTATCTTACTAACTGCTAGTGATGGATTAAAGAGGTTAAAAGATTATACACCTGAGTTAGAAACATTTGAAAAGGTAAGTGATATAGTTACTAAGTGTCTGTTGAAAACAGGCTTAGACTTGCCAATATGGTGTATGAATACGCTTACTTCTGAAGATGCTAGTGTAGTTAGTGGCACTGCAACAACAATAGGCGGACTACTTGCCTTGCAAGATAAAAGTATATTTTCTTTGGCTCAGTGTTCTAGTAGTGCATTTAAAAAACCTGATGCCTTAAGTATTCTAGAGGGTGTGTTAAAGTCGTTTAATTGTAAGATATACCAACGCGGAGGTGAGTGGCATATTGACAGAATTGGCGATCTTTACAGTAGAGGGTATGATGTTAAAGAAATTTGCCTAAATAAAACCTTAGCACCTAAAATAAGACTATTGACACCTAATATCGTGGGTGATGTATTCATAGGTAGAGGACAAGGATTAGAGGTTAATTCACCATATGGAAAACAAAGTATTGTAGGTGAAGATAGAAAAAAAGAAAACTTATTACCAATTACAGATGATTTTACAGATATGTTGATTCCTGTTACGCATACTGATAATATGGATGTTGGTAAATGGTATATAGATAGTTATGATTCACCTTATTTTAATGCAGAAGTAATTGTTGATGAACCTGATTTTAAAGATAAAGCAGTAAAAGTAATACCATTAGAACCAAGTGCATATTATTTGGAATTGAGTAAATTTAGTATTGGGACAAAGAATTTTATAAGTCTTCCATTCTTTAAAAGAGGTTATAAATCAGATGTAATAGAAATATCTTATAATATAAAATTAGATATGGTGGATTATAATGCTTTTTTTAATAAAGCAGGAGATCATCCTATTTATGTTGTTATACCATTATTTATTTCATTTGGTAATAGTTCTACATCTTGGTTAAGTAGTAAATATGATACAGGACATAGTTTAGAGAATTTTAAAGGAACAGAGATAGGACCAAGGCCATCAGAAGCTAATAAAGTATTTGTATATAGGAGAATACAGATTAATAGAGATAATATAAAAGATGTATTATCTGATACTATAAAGATTGCAATAAGTGATACTGCATCTGATAAAAGTGATGAATTTGGAGATATAAAAATAATTAATTCATTGCCTGAAGGATTACAGATGTCAGTAGGTTTTAGTAATTGTTTTTTTAATAATCCAGATGGAGAATCACCATATCCAAAATATTTTGCAATGGTTTCTAATGAAATAAATAATTATGAAATAGGTAATTTTTCAATGGATATAAAAGAAAGAAGCACTTATAATAATACATATACTGGAGTATTAGAACAAAATTATTTAAGAGAAGCAGATAAATTAGAAATTGATTTATGGAATCCAGTAAGAATAGGAACAAGCAAAGAGATAAGAGGGTTGGTAAGTTCTACGAGTAGATGGGTTAATCTTAATAAATCTAGCAATATTTATAATGCTAATTCAACTATATTAGACGAATACAGTGGTCTAGGCCTTTGGTACACTTTAAAAGAATTGCACGATAATAATTATTCAACTACTGACTTAGGGCATAGGTTACCTGTTGTATTGCTTAATTCTTGGTTTAATCTATTTTCGAGCAATCAAGACATCATAACGGGTGTGCTTAAGACAAATAATTTACTTAACTTTGATAAAGCTTATAACATTGTAGGTCGACCAAATAAGCAATTTATGATGATTACGAGGAATTTTAATTGCCAAAGATGCCAACAAAAAGCAACGTTTCACGAAATAAAAGAAGAGGAGATACAAGTAAATGAGTAAAATCTTAAATATAATAGAAAGTTACACAAGTGCGGCAGATATAGCAAGAGGAATAACAAGAGCGACACCAGTAGTAGTTGCTCCTACTCCTATTTCTCCTCAAGATTTAACGAAAGTATTATTAAAAATAGGAACAACAGATATAGTAGGAACTCAAGGATTTGACTTATCAAATCCGTTTGACTTATTCAACCTAGATAACGTAAGCGGTATTATCACACTATTTAATATTGATAGTGATAATATGAGATATAGCGTTACTGACGGTTTTACGTTCTCTAAATCACCATACATATATGAGAGCATTTCCGAACAAAGATATGCAAGGAAAGATACTGAAAATACCTTTACACAAAATCAAACATTCTTAGGTAATGTAGATGTGTTAGGTGACTTTAATGTACGTAATACTGTTGATTTATCTATATCTGATAATATTATAGACCTTAACAAAGGCGAGAACGGCTCAGGAGTTACGACAGGATATGCAGGTATTCAAATAGATAGAGGTAGTCTATCGTCTAAAGGCCTTATATTTGATGAATCCGACGATAAAATTAAGTTCGGAAACTTCGACACTAGACAGGGTAATATAGTCACTGTACAGTCTGACGGCTTTATTATTGACGGTTTAGATACTAGCGAGAATCTTACAGGCAAGGAAGTTAAAATATTTACCGCCGACGAAATTGCTAGAATATTCGTAGTTAGCGGATGGAATAATGTAACTAAAAAACTAACAGTAACAGGAAGTACGTCAGGAATAGATAACACATGGAAATGGAGGTTATTAATTACTAAAGACATATCACCTCTTGCAATATTAGGAGATTCTTTAACTGTTGATAATGGTGTAGTTTGGGATGGTACTAAATTAGTTGATGCTGGCTATAAATGGGCATTAAAAAATGGTGATGTTAATGAAAATTTTAATGTAAAAGATGCAAAATGCAATAGACTTATTGTAGGTAGTTCGGGAATCGTAGGTAGTGGCTCAGGTATATTTAATCTTGCTGAAGATGGGGAATATTGGAAATATAAAGGGGAGGATTTTTACTTAAACAAAAATGATTCTATAATTGCCAGAACTAATGGGAAATTAAATGCTTTGTCATTTGAAAGCATTAATTATCAAAGCGGCCTAATAGGGCAAGGATTCTCTTTTGCTGAAAATTCAGAATGCAATAATCTTTTTATAAGAGAAATGTTTACCGTTAATACATTTGTGAATAATAAAATAAATATTACTAACGGCGATATGATAGTGAGCGATAGCGATACTATTGATTTAATAGACCCTACTACATTTTATTTTAAAGACGAGCATCCATTTTCTATTGGCGATAAATTAAGATGCCAGCAATTTAACGGAACAACTCTAAATGTTTATTTTCTTAATGTTACTGCCATAGGACACTCTGTTGCTCATCCTGGATATAGCTATATAAAAGCAACAAAAACAGGTTCAGGAACACCTGTTGTAGGTGATTTATTAGCGCGTTGGAATGGTGGTTTATTATATCTTAACTCTTCAGATGATGTTAATGGTGCTTATTTAGATGTTTTATTAGATGGTATTGCAAAGGTAAGGTTAGGTAATTTAATTGGTATTAATGATGCTGAATTAGGACAATTAAGCGGTTATGGACTTTATGGCGATAACGTTTTTCTTAAAGGTAAGATGTTATTATCTAGTGGTTCTAGCATTGATTTTGCAGACCTTAGAAATACAGGCAATACATTTACGCATATAGACGCAAACGGAATCTACACAGGAAGTTTAACAGCGCAACAAGTTAATGCAGTTGATATTAATGCAGATAGCATTAAGTCGGGTAGCATTAACGCTATTGACATTACTGGTTCTACTATAACAGGAGGTTCATTAATTGGTGCTACTATTTCAACTACAAGTGGTAAATTTAGTGTTGATGATAATGGTATTTTATCAGCTACTGATGGTAATTTTAATGGTACTATTACTTCTACTAACGGTACTATTGGAGGATTTTCTTTAGATGATAATGAAATAAAATCTACTAATATTAATCTTAATTCTAGTACAGGGTTTATATCATTTTATGGGTTTAATCAAGGTATTAAATTTGGTAGTGATGCAAACAATATTACTGGTGGGTTATACTCTAGTAGTTTTGGAGCTGGTTCTATATTTATGCAATCAGATAATATCTTAGATTTACAAGGAGGAGAAAGAAGTGCTAGCGCAACATTTACTCGTATAGCTCTTGACTCAGATAAAATTAGCTTTAAATATAAAGATACTGAAAAACTTAGAATTACAGAAGATGAGAGTTGGTTTACTGGTGGAAATGTTAAAATTTCATATGATTGCGAAATTGGTGGAAAATTAAAAGTAGATACAGTTTCAAAAAAAGTAATCTCTTATAGTTCTGGTACAATTCTAAATTCTAATGTTAGTACTCATATTTTAAGAACTAGCCTTGATAATCAAATATTTTATTTACCATTAATTTCAGAAACAGAAGATGGTACTGAAATAACAATAGTAAATGCTAATTATTATAATAGTGATATTTATGCTTCAACCGCTTCTCCAATTAATAGTGGAGATTCAGGTACAAAGCAAACTTCTGGTAAATGGATAGATTTAGACCAAAGAAGAAGTTGGGCAAGATTTGTTAAATATATTGACAGATGGTATCATACAGGATATAATAATTAAAACTAAGAAGGGAGGTAGAAATACTTCCCTTCTATTATTAGTAATATCTTTTTCATATAGCAATTTTAATGTATTTTGTTCAATAAATAGCAATTTGTATATATGTTCTACAACATATTTTGTATATTTGACTTATAAAACAAATATTTATAGCATGAAAAAAGAATTAACAAACGTTGAGATTTTCGAGGTAACACAAGTTATTAACATGTGTATTAACCAAAATAGGGATAATTTTCGTTGGAATTATTGCCTGCAAAAAAACATTAAGACAGTAAGCGGAATAGTCAAAGACATTCAAGCATCTTTGCCAAAAGCACCTGAGGCACCTGTTAAGCCTGAGCCGTTTGAAATGTCAACAGAAGAGGGAGCAAAAGCTAAACACGACGAATTGATGAAAGTTTATGAGGTCGAGTTAAAAGCTTTCAAAGAATCGGAAGAGAAGAAACAATATGACGAGAAAATCAAAGAAATCGAGCAAATAAAACAAGAGGTAGATTTCTATGAGATAGATATTGAGAATGTTCCCGAAAACGCGAACTCTCAAGAAACGAGTTTATTTATTAATTATTTAACTAAAAATTAAAGTTATGCCAGTAATTCCACCAGCACCAGTACCTTACAATGAAGAAGAAAAACCAAATCCAAAGCCAAGCGCAAATGAAAATGGAGGTAATGAAACACAGCCAGATGGCGACGGTAACTAAAAAGTAGATAATCTATGAAAAGATATTTACTAAAAAAATTCAAAGTATCCATACTTATCGTATGGGTGCTTTATTTAGCAATTTGCATATTGTTTCATTTGGCAGGATCGTCAAAGCTACCTATTTGGCATTGCGTATATTTCGCCAACGATAATCTATTAATTGTTTCTTTATGTGTTTATTTAAGTAGATATATATATAATCACATAGCAGCAGTAATGCTAATATCGTTAATGATTTACAAGATTACACAAACATTATTAATAATATTAAGCACTATATATTACACTACTTATATGGATTATTTTCAGTTTTTGAATAATCCTATTATTTCAATATGTTTGAGTATAGTGCTATCTTGTTCAATTTATTTAGCATTCGAGATATGGCAGAAAAGGAAATAGAAAAAAAAGAAGTAGTAGTAAAATATGTGCAACCTAAAAATATTTTACTTACAATTGCTTTTGGAGTTGCAACATTCTTTTTAATAAGATTTGTAAATTCTACAGATGCAATGACTTCGGCCACTAATAGTCTTTCTAATTCAGTAAACAAATTAGAAGTACTAATAAACGACTATCCAACCATTAAAGAAAAGGTTCATAAAAACGAAACGGACATTAAAGTTCTTCAGACAAAAATAAGTCATAATTAATGAAAAGTATTTTTGACAATATTAAGCATTTTAACGAGCGTGAGAATTGGGGAGATACAGAAAAACTCAATCCACTTTTATTGCTTGTTATGGATATGATCGCGGAGAAAATAAACGTTCCTGTAATTATTCACAATGGATATTCTAAAAAAGGACATTCCGAAAAATCACAACATTATCTAGGCAATGCGTGCGACTTTCATTTTGACTCTGATGTTGAATTTTTATATCATTATACTAACCTTGTGAGCATCCTGGATACTACACGTATTGGCAAAGTTAAACTAGCTGATATAGTAGGTTTAGGAGTTTATCCACATTGGAATAATAAAGGCTTTCATCTTGATGTCAGAGGTTACAAAGCTAGATGGATGAGAGATAAGAATAATAATTACGTTGCAATTAATACTAATGAGTTATGAATATACTTGGAATACTTGGGAAGGTAGCTGGAGCAGTTTTGCCATCCCTTAATAAGCAGAAAAAGCAAAGTGAAGTAGTCGACACATTAATATCTAAGCGTGGCGAAGTAACTAGATTAGAGGTTATTCTTGCTCTTGGGTATAAATATATTCGATTATTTGTTTACTGTTACGTTATTTGGGCAGTAATAAACGACAAAGTAAGTTGGGGGGAATTGATAAAGATTCTTGCTCAATAAAAGATACATTTCATGTTTCTATTTTTATTAGTTTTATTTGTTAGTTAGTAAAAGAGCCGCTATATTAATTTATAACGGCTCTTTTTATGTTTATACTTCATAAAAGTTAATATCGGGATATTTGGAAAGTAATAACTTTACTTTAAGCTTATATACATCTGTTTTCATGCCTTTAACATCGACTACGATAGTTTTATTTAACTTACAATCGAAGTACTGAAAATCTGCAATGTAATGTATTTTACGGTGTGTTTTAAGCTTTCCGTTGATCTCAGCCTTAAACGAATCTTGTAACAGAAATTTAGGTTGTAATACTATATTTTTAATCTCCTTAGCTTTCTCCAGCAATTCTAATCTTCTGTAATACCTATATTCTTTTCTAGAATCGAACGTTATCCCTTTGTAGGTTACCTTTCTTGCGTAGTATTTGCTCATTTATTATCTCTCTCCTTTCTATTTCTTTTTTAATTATTGCACAAAGTTCGTAATCTTCTCTACCTGTGGCTAGATCTAATTGATAGCTTAACTCACGAATTGACATATTTTCGTAAAACATAGTTTTTATGATTTTTTTGTTATCTAGTATGTTGATTACGTCTTCCATGATATAAAGTTACAACTTTTTAAACTTTTATTTTACCTATTATTATTCTAAACATATCTTTATGTGTCTTTTTTAATTCTATTGCGTTATGAGGTATTCTATAGAAAGACATTGCGTTAAAATTATATATAACTTCATTTTTACTCTGCCTACTTAATAGAGTACATTCAACAAAATCGCTATATACTTTGTATTTATGAATAGAATTTAATTTCTTTTTAAAAAACATTATATATAATTTATAAAGTTAATTTCAAAAAATATAAATCCGAACGTAAGCATTTTGAATTGCCCTATTTCATCTTCGCCATTAGCCATAAATAAACCTAAACTTAATTCATCTATATCATTAATATTAAATTCTACCTTCATACTTACAACTTTTTAAACTTAATTAAATCTTTTGTATCAAATTTTCCAGTTCTCTTAATAACCATAACCGTACTATCGTTAATTTGAGTGCACTTATAAAGCGTATCGCAAGGAATTGGTATAATTACATTAGTTTTAATTATTACTTCCTTATAATGCTTTATTTTGCTTTCTGCTATCATTGAAACTATGGCAATTAACAATAGTACGATTAAGATTAGTTTTTTCATGGTTAGTTAGATTTAAGTTCTTTAGCAAGTCCACGACCTAGCCAATTGAAAATGTCATAATGTTTGGATGCTAGATAATTTATTATTAGTATGTGATTCAATTCTTTCTCAATTGGAGCAGAACTTCCACAAGTTATAAAGCAATTTGAAAAAATGCCATCTTTCAATATTATCTCCATAGAACAAGATAAATTATAATTACTTTTATAAGTAAAAAATATATTCCCATCTCCATCACAACCTACCGCAACTCTTTCCTGACAAAAAACTGGCTGAACCTCTTTAAATTCAACTCTCAAATCTTTAGTTATTAATTTACATAACTCAACTGCATGAAGTTCAGTAAAATTAGACAACGGTCTAACGTATGGAATCATATTTATATCTTTACTCATTAAATCGTTCCATTGGAAATGAATTTCATCGAAATTTAAGTCATGTCCTTTTATACACTTAAATATTAATCCTGTACCTCCGTACATCTTCAATTCTTCTACTTTAATACAATCTTTCATCTTTCTATTGGTTTAATATATTTATAAATTCTTCTACGCTTACCTCTATTGTTGCATTGATATTAACGCAAACCTTATCGTCTTGTCGCTCCAGCTTAACATCTTTATCTTTACACTCATTAAGAATATCTATTACATCGTCGTTATCTCCTACGATACAATAAACGTCTTTAATATCGTGCATTTTTACTTCCTCGAATAAAATAACCTTATTCTCAAAATCGACCGTTAAAGTGCAGTTTTCTGGTATCTCAATACTTTCTATTAGCTTAGCCATATTTTCCAAACCTCCCTCACGTCTTTTGTTATTTCATACTCTGTATTATCTTTCGCAACTAAAGTCAATCTTTTGTTTTGACTACCTAGGCTAGCAGAAATTATATTACCTGCCTTGATCTGATTTTTAATATATTCAACCATTTCCTTTTATTAATTATTAAGTTAGTGGATGGTGAGGGAGTCGAACCCCCGTTCGTGCCTTTAGTATTTAAATAGCTATATTGTTAATATTAATTAGCACCCCTACACCCTAACAACACGGTTAGAAAAATACACACAACTGTTTATGAATTGCGATGTGTTGCTTTGTTTTTTATTCCTCAAAAAATGCTTTAAAAGAACTTCCGCCATATTCATTTTTCGTAAGCTCGATTATTTCTTTGATTGAATATTTATCTTTTTTATCTTCCAATCTATTATTTACAAAATCTTTAGTTCCAAAAGAACAAGCGCCAGTAACCACTCTATAACAAATAACCGCATCAGCGAAATCTAATTTGCTATCTAAAGTTAAATCTTTATAATCTTCCTTGCTTCTGTTATTGGTCTTGAATAATAAATCTTGTTGAGCATCTTTAATTGTATCTCCGTGAGCGTAATTACCTTTTCCATCAGTAATTAGATAAAATTCCTTTGTTCTATTTAATTGCCTTACTTTTCTGATATTTCCCTTAATGTGCAATACCTCTGTAAACATATCATCAGCTTTAATGTACTTGTTATTTTGCCATGATAATAATGGAATATTTTGATATTCATAGTCGGATATAGATTTGTCTTTAGGAATTGTTACTCCTGTACCTACCAAGTCAAGAGAGCCACCCACAGTAAGGTTATCAGGTAATGATGTGATTGCTGTACCTCCCAAGTAAAGAGAGCCACCCACAGTAAGGTTATCAGGTAATGATGTGATTGCTGTACCTACCAAGTCAAGAGAGTCGCCCACAGTAAGGTTATCAGGTAATGATGTGATTGCTGTACCTCGCAAGTAAAGATAGC